ATTATAAAGTCAGGTGTATATACTTTGTGAACAAACACTACACCAGATGAACAAAACTTACATCTACCTTTCTTACTTAAATAGTAAGGTATCTTTACAGTTTCATATTCAAACTTAATTCTTCTAGCTTTTAAATCTTTAGCTATGTTAGCTTCATACTTACTTCTGTACTTGTTCATAACTAAAATCCATTGGCATTTGTTTGTTTTTTTGTAGTATCCATAATAGCTGACTGTTTTGTACACATCTGTTACGACCTTCCTCGTAGCCAAACTCTTGTATGTACAAATCAAGCAACATATTATCCCAATTTTTTCTTGCGGTATCCTTTAATAGCTTGCTTGCCTTGACTTTACCAAGACCCCTAATGCCTAAGATATTATCCGCACTGTCACCAGTTATCATTTGCTGATAAAAAAATCTTGTGCCTTCTTCTGAGGTTACCTGTTTAAACTCCTTCTTTACAAAGTTGTAGTGGTTGCCTTCACACATTAACAAGTCTTTATCTATACTACATATCATAGTATCGGAGTCTTGTTTAAGACCTAACGCATCATCAGCTTCTATATTATCTACCACTTTAGCTTTGTAAATACTAATCAAGTAGGTACGGATAGCCTCAAGATGAACTGGCTTGGCAACATCTTTTCTATTGCCCTTGTAGTCATCTCTTACTTTGTTGCGGAAAGTGGTTTTAGGTGTGAGGTATATGGTGTAGCTGTTGCAGCCACAGTCCTCTATTATCTGATTGACATAGAGCTTAGTAGAATGGAGAGCATAAGGTTTAGGGTCAGCCGTAACCAACCCTGTTTCCTTATCCTTTTTCTGACAAGCAAAGCCTATGCGATAGGCAATGATGTCACCATCAATGAGGGCTTTCACTTAGAACGGAACAGCATCATCAAAAACTTCTTCTTCTACTACTGGTTGTGGTTGTTTAGTAGGAGTAGTGTTTTGTCTGATACGATTTTCGTGGGCTGTTTTCTGATACCCCCTCAAGTTTTTAATAGCAGGTGAATCAAGTTCTTCAGAGCCACCAGCAGAAAACTCGGTTGTAACAGCTTCTGGTACTTTATCTTGATACTTTAAAGGTATAGCAGAAACATTTGTTATCTTGTCAAACAGCCTTCCTTTACTTTCTTTCTGACCCACAGTAATATTAACTGGTTTACCTAACTGTGCTTCCCAATCAGGTAAAGAGTCTTCTGGTGCAGTAGGAACAAATGCTCTGTACATTGGTAGCTCGTTACCCATACTACTCATGTTAGAAAAAATATTAATTGAATTAGTCCAAAGAGTTCTTGGCTGTGTTTCACCATTCAACTCTACAGTTGAACCAAGCACTTCAAAACATAATGCAATTTGCTGACAGTTACTTAGTTCTTTTCCATCTTTGTATGGAGTACGCTTTTGCATACCCAAAGACGCAACATAAATTAACCTTGCTTCGTACTCTCCTGCTTCTAAGTTATCGTAGGTGAGCTTGTCACCACCAGATGTTTTTACTGTTAATCTTTCAATACCCATCTTAATCTCCTTAATGTATTTCTGAGTAATTGTTACCAAATTGAACATCAACTTGCAACTCTCGGTTTAAACTTAACATATTATTTACTTTTTGTACAGCTTTTTCTAAAAGTTTTTTACATTTATCTCTGTTACCTTTCTCTATTTCTAATACTATTTCATCATGGAAGTTAGCTGTTAGTTGCTCCCTTTCTTTTAAGATGAACCCCACCCACGCATCAAACAAATAAGTACCTGTACCCTGACATAGGGTTGAGAACTTATCCTTGTCACTTCTTAATGAGTACCATAGCTTAGACACTGGGTTATACTGCCAAGTCCTACCCTTAACTTCCTTAGTTATCATGCTATCGCTAACAGCTTTAACACTCCAGTTTCTTTTCCAGTATGCTTCAGATATAACTTTAGCTTCCTTCATAGTAATACTCAACTGTTTACTGAGCGTTTTAATACCCGCTCCATATTGTAAGGCATAATTCCCACCTTTGAAATTAAAACGAGTTTGAGATATAGCATCAGTCTTGTTACCATCTTTATAATCTTGCATCTCTTGTTTAGTAATAGCACCAGCAGCTAATGCAAGGTCAAGATGTGGGTCAAAATCTGACTTAGACATTTCAAGTACATAATCTTTGTCATGCTCCCAAATATAGTGACAGAGTACAAAAAATTCTAGGCTACACATATCACTACCACATAACTCTTTATCATCATGAGATGTAAGTAAGCCTCTTATCTCTAAACCATAAGGCTTTCTTGCACTAGGTAAGTTGACACAGACAGCGTGTTTAAACCTTAAGGTATTGGTTAAGCCTTGTATAGATGCTTGTACATATCCACCTTGTTCATTCTTTAGTAAGCCCTTAACTAATCCTATCCTATGTTTAACTACTGCCATATCTTCAAGCACCAATACTTCTGGGTGTAGCTTAGATAACTTCTTAATAGACTTACACAACTCACCATCTTTAGTTTTTACTTGAGGTATCTCCCTATCATCTACAAAGTTGAATGTCATTGGCTGCCAACCTAAAGTAAATAACCAGTCCTTGACCTGCTTGCTGCTAGTAGGGTTAGGTTCGTCCTGACCTACTACTTCTTCAATCTCGTGGTCGTACTCAATAGTAAATCCATTGTCTTCTGCTAAGACCTTCCACCTCTCACCTGCCACAGATAAACTTCCATCTTGTTTGAAAGGGAGCTTGGGTTTTTTACGCTTTGCTACTTTAGGAACTGTAGGCATGACCTTAGATAGTTCATTGATTGCTTGCTCATTCTTTATCTCTAACTGATTGAGTAAGGTGTTAGCTTTATCTACATCTAGCTTCCATTTTGATTTCTCTTGCAGCATAGCCATTTTCATCTTAAATGTAAGGTAACGAACTAATGGTTGGTAATCACCATCATAAATCTTAATCAACAAAGACTTCTGTAATCCCCAAAGTTTGGTGTTAATCTTCACATCTTCTTTGCAGCGATAAAGATATTCCTCACGAGATAGGTTTTCCCAATCAGTAATAACTGGCTTCTCAATGTTTAAACGCTCACCCCACTGCTCAAGCCCATGCCTATTCACATCAAACAGATACCAACTCAGGGCTAGGGTATCAATCAGTTGAGCTTTAATCTTTATACCTAACAATCTCTCAAGGGTTGGTATGTCATAGCGTATGATGTTGTGACCTATCAAAGTATCTTTGGGTGTAAGGTTCTCAAAGAAAGTCTTATCAACTTCTTCACCATTGACTACCATGCAATGTATCTTGGTAGCATCTAATGAGTCTGCCTCTATATCAAATACATATTCAGCCATCACCAACTCCTTCTCATAGGTTCTAGGTAAGTTACTGTACTCTCATCAAAGTATACATCACAAGTATAAGACTGACCAAAATCTCTGTCAAATAACATATAGAACTCTGACATATTTTTTCTTTCTTCAGGACACTCATCACTTCTATCTCTACTGATACCATGACCATAATGAAAGAACCTTTCCATAGACCTGCTGCCAAAGAACTCAGAGCTATAAACTCTAGCACCTTTCTCATGAGGTGTACTGCCTTTAGGTTTGGGGTTCACATGAGAGTAAAAGAATAGAGTGATAGGGTACATAGATACTAAGTCAGCAGCAGAACTACATATCTTACCTAACTCAGTGTTAGTTTGACTAGCATCACACCCTTGCACCAGTGTAGTCATAGGGTCAATCATAAAGATATTAATACCATCAAGTAAGTGCATCTCAGTGATAGCGGTTTGTATTGCTTCCCAATCTCTTGACCCTGCCCTGTCATAGAACCTAACCTTACCATCTAATCCTTCAAGTGTTTGTCTTAACTCACTGTCCTCGTAGATTGTATCAGGTCTAGTAAAATCTTTCTTTGCTTGCTTACTAGCTAACTTCTTAGCTGTCTTGACTGGACTATTCTCAAGGTCAAACATACCTACCTTTACCTTCTCATTGTACACTAGGTGGTGTACTAGCTGGTGCTGGTGGTCTGTCTTACCAATTTTAGGTGCTGCACCTACACAGTGGATTGTTCCTTCTCTTATGCCGAAGCAAGCCTTAGTAACTGTATCCCACGGAAAACTAATACCCATCTGTGGCTTGGTCATAGCGTTCTCAATAATGTCAGATACATCTACCACTTCACCCTGTCTTACAACACTGGCATTGTATACACAAGCTGTAAAAAGTTCTCTAGCTCTATCCTGTAAAACCATTTCATTTGCATCTTTTAATGGTAAGCTCGCTGACTTAAACAATGGGTATACCTTCAAGCAATCCTTCACTGCTTTCTTACCTGCTTCATCATTATCAAAAACCAGCACCACTTCCTTGTATCTGGATAATAGTTCTTTGTTATTGAGTAAATCTTTAACTGCATTGCTTACACCTCTAGTCAAACTAACAACACAAGGTTTAAAACTCTTGTACTTTTCCCCATTAAATTTTTCTATGGTTTGATGAAGTGCCATTGCATCTAATCTACCCTCAGTGATAAACAATTTTGTATCACCATTACAAGTCCAACTGCCCCACAAATCAAGCTCTCCTTTCCTATCACCAATAGAACTGAACTGCTTGCTTGCTGTTTCTTTACACTCAAAACCTTTTAACTTACCACCCAAAGTATCGCCACAATAAATATGAGTAATAGTCTTACCATCAGTTTCTGATAGACTACTTCTTACACCATACTTCTTTGCTGTTGCTTCTGAAATTCCTCTATCAGGTATAGCTAATATCGGTAGCTGTTTAATCTCCTCTATCGTTTTCATTTTACTAGCCTTATATTGTTTGTTGATTGGTACAACTTCTGCTGTACTTGATTTGTGAAATACCCCACAAGAAAAACAAGTTCCATTTATTGTGCCATCTGACTGCTCGTAACGAGCGTGTGCATCTGATGAGCCACACAACTCACAGCTAGTATGATACAAAAAAACTCCTTTATCATCTGACATCTTCTTCTCCATCATTGTGAGGCAATAAACCTATCATTGTATGAGGTATAGTCTTATGATTATTCATGTACTCAGTAGCTTGAGAAAGGTTTAAACCTTTTTTTAGATATTTAACTTTATCTTCTATTGAATACAATACAATGTCGTATAACTCTTTACTCTTATCCATGTAGTTTCTTCTCCTCTCTCTGAATAACAATGTGAGGTATGTACTTAGCCAATAACTCTGGTCTTGAGTTTACACCAAACTTCTTAAAGATACTATGTACAATCTGTTTGATATTATTTCTTTTCATTTTGAGTTGTTCTTCTATTGCTAGATTATCCCAACCCAATAACAGTTTAATAAATATCTTACGCTCTAACTCAGTTAAATCTTTTGTCGGACTCATTTTTTTCTCCATTATTTATTGTATTATTTTTAATAATTATGCTACCCTAAAAAACATATGCTAAACAACTGACTGCTGTTGTTAGTTATTTAACTCACTTACCTCTTTAAATTAACATCAACTAACCAGATTTCTTTTTGCTTAACAGCACAAGTATGACCTTCTGCATAAGCTCTGATACCTTCTTTAATCTCCTTTTGTTCATCAAGTTCTTTACCATTAGCACCATCAGAAAAACCTTTCATAAATTCTTCAAACTCATGCTCATAAACTTTTATAAACGCATCTAAAATACTATCTTTAGTATCTCTGTCTAAAAATCTAAAGTCTGTGTATTCCATTTGAATATCTCTTATCGGTTGTTGTTCTTCTGTGTATCCACAGTTCATAAAATCTCCACATTTTAAAATACAATATTCATTGTCATTAAAATTATGGAACTCAGTTTTCTTTTGACAGGCTGGACATACCCAACAGTAAGTATAAGTATCACTCATGTTATTGTTTCCTTTTCATTGTTGTTGTTATTATTAGCCAGTAGCTTAATAATTATTATATCAGCAATTCGCTGGCTTAAATGGCAAAGCTCTGGGTGGTCTGGATACTCCAGCAGCAATAGCGGAATACCAACCCTAAAACCAGTTCTATTGGGGTCTACGTTCATAGTTCCTTAACCTTCTCGATAGCCTGATAAACATAATCTAAGGCATCAATATTATGACCACCAATATGCCACCTAAACAACTCATCTACTGGTGGTACATAGCCTTCAGTTTTCCATGCGTATATGGTGGCATGAATAGTCCTATCGTCTTCAGTCTTGAAAGCAATATCCCATTGGACAGAAACTTTAGTTTCCCCACCCTCAGTAAACCTTATACCCTCACCAAAAGCCTTCTCAATCGTGCNTCTTGGAGTAGTTAAGTAACCTTGAAAGTGAGTACCACCAGCAAAGCCAGTGGTTTTATAACTCTTATAACTCATCTTCATTCNCCTNTAATTATAGTTATCCTTCGTTGTATGTAAGCGAGATCCCACCCTTCGCCATAATATTTTTCTTCCATGTCGTCTATATCATCACCAATTCGTAGATATATAGCATCAATATAATCTTCATAGCGTTTAACTTTGTGAAACAACGCCATGTAAGAGCTAGGTTTTTCATTACTGGTGCTTCCACACCATTTTATATTGTTAAAGTTTATTGTTATCCTTCTTTTCTCCTTATTAAGTTTTACATTATTTCCATAGATATCATCTATACCAGAACATATCTCTTGCCATGCAAGTTTTGTTTCAGGTTTTGCTGCGACCTCTGCCAGAAACATATCCCAATTCTCCGCAATAGCTTCTGATAGATTTGGTTTTGCTTCTATTATAATAGTTACTTCATTACTCATTATCATTCTCCTCAGCTATT